CACCCCCGTTGCAAAAACCACATTGTACGCAGGTACAAGCGGCTACACAATGGCGGCATACAAAATGAAATTCACGCACACCGACAGCGCGTCAAAAACTCGCGTTCTCGAATTGTTTAGCGTGGAGTCAGGTTCAGGCGCCTTCCAATTTAATTTCAAGGGTGCAGCAGAAGACGGCGTTGAAGAAATGCCGTTGACTTATAGTGCAAAAATCGACACCAGCCTAACGGATGGCCGTCAATTGTTCGCTTGGTCAATAGATACCGGCGCGCAATAATTTCAACCGGCGGGTGTAAAAGCCCGCCGAACTTTAACAAAGGAAATGCGAATGTCAAAAGTTTTAGACTACATTATCGAGATTAGAGACCGGGGCGAAAAGATACCTGTAGCCGTTAAAATTGATTTTGTATCGAATTGGTGCGTGAGAGAATACAACGATATTTTTTCACAAGCAACAGAAGTGCAAAAAGACTGGGACGATATAAATAATTATACCTCTGAAATATCAGCTCTTAAAATCGAGAAACCCGAAGGATATAAAGAGCAAATAGCAGATCTGCAAAGCAAATTAAAAGCCGCGACAACACGCATTATAACTGTCGGGAATAGCGACATATTAAGCCGACGTTTTACGCTTATAAAAAGATTGCTTGTCGATAACGGCATAAACGATGAACGTTTGTTAAGTGATAAAGTGTGGGATGAGCAAATAGACCCCGCGCAGGCGGTTGAGTTTTTAGCAATATGTATCTATAAGGACATTGATAAAAAAAAACTTCGGTGAGCGACAAAAGCGTTATGCACACTGACCGACTCATAACAGCTTTGTGTAAATACTGGATGCCGATTGACCGTGAATATTATTGGAATAAAATGGATATACCGACAACCAATTGCGCGATACAAGTGTCGGGATTTCCAAAAGAAATAGCGGACTGGATATGGGTTAAACAGTATAACGCATTTGAGGTATTTTAATGGCAACCGTAGCAGGCGAAATAGTTTATAAAATAACCGGTGATTCCAGCGGTTTGACCGGTAACATAAAAAAAGCCGATGCCTCTGTTTCCGGTTTTAGTTCTGGGCTAAAAAAGATGGGTGGGCTTATTGCCGCGGCTTTTTCTGTAGGTGCCGTAATTGCGTTTACAAAATCAATAATAAAATCTGCTTCAGACGCAGAAGAAACCGCAAATAAATTTGGTGTTGTTTTTTCATCCATAAGCAAAGAAGCCAATGACACCGCCGACGCAATCGCAAAAAGTTTTGGGCTATCAAATCAAGCCGCAAAAGAACTTATCTCAACAACGGGGAACATTGCGCAATCGTTTGGTATGAGTCAAAAGGCGTCGCTTAACCTCGCGGCAAACATTACAACGTTATCCGCTGACCTCGTTTCTTTTACGAACTACGCCGGAGGTGTTGAAGGTGCGTCACGCGCGATTACGTCCGCGCTTATCGGCGAGCGCGAAGCGTTAAAAGGCTTGGGGATTTCTATTACCGAGGAAGAGCTTAAAAAACTCGCGGAAACGCAAGGACGATCAATAGCAACAATGACGGCGGCTGAAAAAGCCACTCTAACATATCAGCTAATATTAACAAAAGCCAAAAATGCCGTTGGAGATTTTGAGCGTTCACAATATTCTTTTGCTAACCAGCTCCGCGTTGCCGATGCAAACGTCTCGGATTTGTCCGCTTCACTCGGTAAAAATCTTATTCCTTTTGCGTCGTTAGGACTTCGTTCATTTAATGAGATGTCAGAATCTATTCTGCAAAACGCAGAAGCCTTTAATAAATTTGTTACCAGCGCAGAAGGTGCGGATAAAATAGCAACTGTGATGAGCAATATTGCGGGGGCATTCGCGGCGTTCGGTCTTGTGGTTAAACCTGTCGGGGACGAATATGCCGAGGGGGTAACAAAAATAGTTGAGGCCACAAAAAGACTTTTGAAGCCGCTGGGTGATACGGATGGAAAATTAACCGCTTTTACTGGGGCATTCACGGGCGTACTTTTACCGCTACGCTTAACAGTTGCCATACTTGGCAATATGGTCAAAGACCTGATAAATTTAGGTTCCGCGCTCATACAGGTTGGTATAACGGCAGTTGCAACCGGTAAATATTTAGCAGGTGCCATCGACGCAAAAACATTTGCGTCTTCGGTTACAGAAGCAAAAACGGCTTTTGTTGATTTTGCAAAAGGCGTAAACTCTTCGGGGTTGGACGTTGAAAGAATAATAAAAGAAACTTTCAGCGGCGAAAACTCCGCAAAAGCCGCCGACGCGGCTGAAAAATTTACCTCAAAACTAAAAGCGGGAATCCAGAAAGGATTAACGGCGAGTACTACAACAATCGGAACTGTTGCAACTACCGACGGTATCGGTGGAACAACCGGGGCAACCGGGGCAACCGGCGGAACACCGGAAGCCCAAAATTTATCTGTATGGGAACAGATTGTTGGTATGATATCAGAAGCCGAAAAAGCAGAAGAAAAAGGTAAAACCGCAACCGAGCAGTGGGCGAAATCGATGCAGACCTTGGCCGACGCAACATCAAACGTAAGCAATGTTCTATCGGCGGCCGCGCAACTCACCGACGCAATCTATGAAAAAAAATTGCAACAGCTTGACGATGAAATGAACGCCGAGCTTGAAAAAAACGGTGTACTGACCGAAAGCGCAACCATGAAAGCCCAATCGGAATACGATGAAGCCGTAAAAACAGGCGATGCTCTAACAATTAAAAACGCACAGGACGCTTTGAAAAAAGCGCAGATTGAAGAAAAATACGCAAAGAAAAAGAAACAACTTGAGTATGAAGGGGCGCACGCGGCTTGGGAATTTCAGGTTGCAATGGCCGCCGTTGCCGTACCGCTTGCGATACTCAACGCAATTTCAGCCGGTGCGAAGTTTGGTATACCGGGTATGGTTGCTTATGGCGCAGCTGCGGCTGTTGTTGCGGGTGTACAAATGGCCGCAGTAATAACCGCAGAGCCGCAGAAACCGAAGTTTGCCAACGGCGGTATTGTGCCGGGAACAGCTTTTGCCGGTGACGCCGTGCAAGCGCAAGTAAACAGCGGTGAAATGGTCTTGACAAAGGAACAGCAAGGCCGACTGTTTGCGCAGGCGAACGGTCAAGGGGGGATGATGAGGGTTGCACCGATAAGCAAAGAATCAATCCTTGACGTTTTGTTCAAAGCCTCACAATCCGGTGAGCTGTTTATTTCACAAAGGGCGGTAGTTGCCCGATGAAAGTATTTTATGCAAACAAAGTTTTAACTTCAACCATAACCACGTATTCAGAGCAACCAACATACCCTGTGCAAACGGCATTACTCGACACCCGTCTGTCGCGTTACTGCCGGACGATTAACGACTCGGCGGAGTGGGTAGTTTTTGACCTCGGTACAGCAACAGCAATCACAGACCTTTTTATTTTGGGGCATAATCTCACAGCGGGCGCAACAGTAGTTTTGCAGGGCAACGCAACAAACGCGTGGACAGCGCCGAGCTTTACGCAAGCCGTGACAATCGCGGATGACATTTGGCTTTCGTTCACCGCAGAGACGTATCGGTATTGGCGGTTGACGTTTGCCGATGCGAGCAATCCGGACACGTTCATCGAACTCGCTTATGTGTATCTTGGTACGGCTTTAACGATGCCGGGTATGGATCCTGGGCAAAAAGTGCCGCGCGTAACAACCGCCGACGTGACCGACTCCGTGACGGGGCAAGCGTACGGCACAAAAAATATTCAGTATCGTATGGCAACGGTTTCTTTTCCATCTATAAACGACGCTGATAAAAAGTTAATCGATGCTTTTTTTATAGCAAACGACACGGTACAGCCGTTTATAATGGCAATATGGGAAAGTGATTTAACAATTGAGCCGCTTATTTACTGCCGTCTCACGGGTGCGCCCGCGTGGCAAAAGCAAAGCGGGACGGGATTACAGTGGTCGGTTGAGTTTTCGTTTAAGGAGTGTTTTTAGATGGCTGTTGACAACAGTCAAAAAGTTATACTGTTTGAGTATGATACGCCCGTTGGCCTTGACACAACGATTAAACGATATATGTACCAGAAATATTGGTACTCAAGTATCACGCTGTTAAATAGCTTAAAC